GACCAAAAAACTTCCCTGCTCTCACCCCTGCCGGAACATTCTCCCCATTGAGGGAACCGACTACGTCCTGCTGCCGGACAACCGAATCGCCCGATTACTCACCCCGACTCTCAAATCCGGGAAGGCCTACGTTGCCTTGTATGTCGAAAAAAAGCGGACCGACTTTGCCCTGGACGTTGTCGTCGACTGCACCACAAACAAAAAGCCCCTTCCCTCTCCCAAAACCAAAACCGAATAAAACCACCCAACATGCCCAAAGAACCCAATTCCGCCCGCGCCGACCTTGTCGGTTTCCTTAACGCCATTGGCAACGTCCACGCCGATCGCGTCAATGGACACCTCAAAAACCGTTACGCGTCCCTGTCCGAAATTCTGGACACCATCAAGCCCGTTGCCCAGCGCTTCAATCTGGCCGTCCACACCCCTCTGTCTTCGGCCGACGGCATGGTCCGCGTCCATACGAACTTTGTCCACGCATCTGGCGAAACCATTGAATCCGGCTCCCTTGCGCTCAAGGCCGATGGGCTTACCGCCCAGCAATTGGGTTCATGCCTCACTTATCTCCGCCGGCAATCGCTCCAGGCCGCTTGCGGAATCTCCGTTGACCTTGACGACGATGGCGCATCCGCAAGCCGCCAAAGCCCCGCCACGGCGTCCAAGCCCGATGGTCCTTGGTATGCCTTCCTTTCCGCCGTTGAAGCCGAACGCGCTCACGCTTATTGCGTCAAAAAAGGCTGGATCCCCGAAACGTCCGACACTTTGGACGATGTCCCCGCCGACAAAATTAACCTTATCAACGGGAATAAAGACGCGTTCTTTAAAGCCATCCGCTAATGCCAGACAGACCCGCCAATCCGCCGATTGCCATGCAAGCCATGGCCGCCCGGATGCCGGTCAACTGCTACGCCCTGTTCCTGGTCATTGACGGCCGCGTTGAAAATCCCGAATTCGTGGTCTGGGGGGAAGACGACTTCCGCGTCGAACTCTGGAAGTGGAAAAAGAAAGGGGTGACGACCACCGGACGCCAGGTTGAATTCTGGGCGCGCAAGGGAAGCAAACGAGACTTCTACCGAATCAACCCGAACGCTATATGAACCGAATTTCCAAACCCGACTTTGCCATCCCCGCCGGCGTCTTTAAACGGGCCGCCCAAGTCCCGCAGCCGTTCGCCTTGTTCATCTTCCTCGACTCCATCCCCTATTGCGAAGTGGCCGAGCGCGACGCCGCCGCTTTCAAACTGTCCCTGGCTCAATGGAAGCGCAACGGGAACGTTGACGCGCTAAAGAAGTCCGCCGTCCGTTTCTTCCTTCGGGGGAAAGACCTTGCGCTCTACGAGGTTGCCCCGTAATCCCTTCCCAATGACGAACCGCGACGCCATCCGACGCCATCTGGCGACCATCGAAGACAAACTGTCGTCTTTGGAATTCTACTGTGAAACCGAGATTGTCGGCGACGACGCCCGACACCTACTGACCGACATCAAAGGCGCCCAACGCCAGCACACCCGGACCGACGCTGACGCCATCGACGAGTCTTGGGACGTGAAGCCCTTGTATGATCGCTTAAAGTCCGTCCAGACCTCCCTTCGCGTCCTTCGCAACACCTTGGACCTTTCCGACAAAGCCATCGAGAAGGCCTTGGACGCATGCGCTGAAATCTCATCCGCGGTCGAATCGCCGGAAGACAACGAACTGTGATTGTCAAACTTTCCACGGCCGAAGTCCAGATGTGCGCGCTTGTCGCCGTCCAACGGTGGGCCATGAAGTTTGATTCCGAGGACCGCCCGAACTACGCCCAGGGGAAGGCCGCCGGCAAACTGGAACATGACTTGCTTGCGGACGTCCGGTCTTTGGTGGCGGAGTGGGCTTATGCCAAGCATTACAATGTCACATGGAATTTCCCGCTTTGGCCGAATGAACTCCACCCCGCCCGCAAAAACCTTCCCGACATTGGCTATTCTGGCGAAGTCCGAACCATCCGAACGTCATCCGGCATCCCCTTTTGGGAAAAGGACCGAGGGAAAATGATATGCGGCGCGCGGATCGTCGACGAACGCACTTTCCGAGAAGTAGAAATCTTTAAACGTTTTAGCGCTCAACTTTACTTGCTCGACGAATACGCCGACCCATCAATAAACGGATGGCGGATGCCCATTGAACGTTTAACCCTTTTACCCACCGAAACAACCCACCATGTCTAACCCCCTAACAATCGCCACCCGCGAGGAATACAATAAGTATTCCGCGCTTAATTGTAGCGCCAGCAAACACCTGTTGAAAAGCCCGGCGCATTATAAGCACTACATGACCGCCGAACGCGAAGAAACCAAAGCCTTGCGCATGGGGACTTTGACTCATGCCCTGGTGCTGGAACCCGAAGCCGTTGAAAGCCGTTTTGCTTTCCTCCCCGAAGGAATCGACCGCCGGACATCCGCTGGCAAATTGGCTTACGCCGCTTTCGAAGCCGGCGCCAAAGGGAAAACCATTGTGAACGCCGACGAAGCCCAAGATTGCCAAACTTTTGCCGCGGCCCTTCAGAAGACCATTAAAGAAGTCCTTAAAATTACCTTCACCGCAACCGAAGTGATGCTGGCCGTCGACTATTGCGGCGCCCGACTCAAATCTGCCATCGACGCCGTGGGGTCCGACGGTTTCCTGTATGACCTAAAAACGGCGGAATCGGCCGACCCAAAGAAATTTCTTTGGAGTGCAAAAGACAATCAATACCCGCTGCAAGCCCACTTCTACCGGACCGTTTACCAGGCTGCCACCGGCGAACGCGTCAAGGGGTTCCGATTCATCGTTGTCGAAAAGGACCCGCCCTATTGCGTGGCGATCTACGAATTCGGCCCCGAACTAATGACCTACGCCGCCTTTGATTTCGAGAAAGCCGTGGCCGACTACAAGACCTACACAGGCCTGGACGAGTGGCCCGGTTATTCAACCGAAGTCCAAGTCTTGGACATCAAGTCCGCCGCCAATGCCTCCGTTCCCATTCAATTCGCCTAAAATGAGTGATAAACTCCCCGAAGTTGTTGGCGGCTGTATCGCGATCGTCTACACCCTCACCTATCGCGTAATTATCATTTTGGCAGCGCTCAAATACCTTAACACCAAATAACCATGACACCCTACGAAAAAAAGCCCCTGGTCAACATCGACAAAAGCGGAACGTATCTGCTCAAATTGATTCGCCCGAAAGATGACCAGATTGCCAAGCGTTTCAAATTAAATATAAACGGCTTTGCTTCCGCCGGACTCTTCTTTTTGGACAACGATGGGAACTGCCTCACAAAGCATTTCACCGCCGGCGGAAAAAACAAAGAAACCGGCGCCGTTGAATCATGGGGAAAAGGCCTTGCGATGCTTGTCGGGAAAATGACCGGTGAGAATTGGTGTCCTGCCGCCCCCGCCGACATTACCCCAGAAAACCTTTTCCGATACGTTGAACCCGCTTTTGGAAGGGTGGCTTATTTCGATGTCGAAGTCACCCCCGACAAAATTTGGCAAGGGAAACAGCAATATAATTACAAGTTTAAGAAGATTGAGGCCCGCACGACCCCTTCGGCCGATGCCCCCGCTGACCTCTCACCTGGGGAAGATAACCCGTTCTAATGTCCACGCTTGTTCTGATCTGCGGATACGCCCGCGCCGGCAAGGACACGCTGGCCGATGGCTTCCTGGAGCGTTACGGGATTGCCAAGGGCGGAATCGTCCACGTCAATTTCGCCGATACCCTTAAAGACGCCGGGAACACCTACCTCGACGCCGTTGGAATGTTTAAAGAAGGGGACCGAGACTTCCGACAAGATGCGTTCAAAGTCCGCAACCGCCGCTTTCTCGTCGACGCTGGCACGTTCGCCCGATCGCTTAATCGCGACGTTTTCGCCGAGGCCTTTGCAGCCAAGGCCAAGCGCTGGGAGGAAAGTCTGGATAATCCTTTAATCGTTTGCTCCGATTGGCGCTATCTTAACGAACTCCGCGTCCAGCAAGCCGCCTTGCCAGATTGGAAAATCGTCACCGTCCGCGTGGACACCGTAGGGGTCGAAGCCGCCAACGAAGAAGAGGGAATGTCTATTGGCGAAATTACCCGCGAAGTCCCCGTCGACGTGTCTTTCAAATTTATGCCTAACAGCGCTCAACTCATCAAGGCCGAAGGGAAAAACCTCTGTCGTTCCTTTGGATACTGACGCTTCAACCGCCGACGGCCGGCGCCGTCTTAACTTTATCGAGCGCGCCATGCTGCTTCGTATTAGTTTCCCGCGCGCTGAATTCCTCGCCGGATGCTCCCATCACGAAGTTTCCAAAAACGAAGAAAACCGAAGTAACGTTATCCCTTACGACCCGGCCGTCCAGATCCGCGAAGCCCACCGACTTGGACTTGGATTGAAAGACACGGCCGAAATGATGGAAATGACTGTTGCCGAAGTTACTGCCTACGGACTGCGTTTTCCCGCTAAAACCCCTTTCCCCAAACCGCCTAACGGCGCTCGCTACAATCTTTTCACCCACGAACCCAT